ATATATATTATCTCTTTATTGATAAGTTTTATTTTAAGCGCAGGGATTATTTACCTTGCACCAACCACTCAAAAATACGCTTCTCTTGCCAATAATGCGTTAGGTGTTTATTTAATTCATCCAATTATTTGCTTTATCCTTTTACAAGGCATAATCTTTTTTCAGTTATCTCTTACATTACCGATGGTTTTTGCACTCACTGTTATCACCATTAGCCTAGCACTATTATTGGCATCAATTAAGCTTATTCATTGGTTTATTAGCCCAACTTTTAATATCCGATAGCTTAGTCAATATGAGTGGAGAAAAATGTCATTAATTTTTCTCCACTAAGAATAAAATCGTATGTTCACTATTAATTTGTTTTATTTGTATAAATAAATTGTCTTTACGCCAGGATTCATTTCCATCTGTATTCCAATATGCATTTATATCTTTTACATAACCTAGATTTTCAATATAATTTATCAATTCTATTTTACGGTTTGGATTTACATTTGAAAATAGAATTGAATTAGTCATTGGTGCTACACCATCAGGTGAGTCGTAAAATATAATGTAATTGCTTGAAATAATAGGAGCGTTTTTGATTTCATCAAAGGTAAATAAATTATACCTAATGAAATCATGTTTTGTGTATGAAAAATGATTATCTACAAATAAAATGGGTATATTCAGAATAGACCCTACAAGTAATAGAACAATAAAAATAAATTTAATAACCTTATTCAAATTTGATCTCCATATCTCTACGAAATTGATATTATATCTTGTTTTATCTTCAATGTGATGGCATTGTCAAGGGTGCTAAATTCTGTCTAATTTTTTCATTTGCTTATAAAGGATTGGAATGGGCATTTAAGGATCAATATCATTTAGCCGATTTTTTGGGAAATGTGACGGTTGATATGGCAAAAACAGCTTTGGCTGCTGCTGGAGCTTGGGCTGTAGGCACAGTATTATTATCAAGCGCTGTGGTAGGAGGCAGTGTAGTAGCTGTTGGGTTAATTGTCTTTCTTGTAGGGGTTGGTATCACGATGACTTTAGATTATATAGATAAGCAATATGGCTTAAGTGAAAAAGTCATTTAATACTTGAGAGAGGAGTCAAAAAGAAAACCAAGAACACCTGAGGTTGATGTTAATAAAATATTTCACTCATGGCCAAGATTTTGATTATGCCAAGATGGGATAAAATAATAGTTTCCATATTCTTTCTTATTTTATTTATCGTAATTGGAATACTTGTTTATGGTTACACTATTTTGTTATTTCTGATGGAAGATATTATTATATTTTCAGAGCCTATTGTTATGTTAACACTGGGGGTACCACTTGTCATATATACTTGTTTCGCAATGACAATTGAGTTTTTTCTTGGTGTAAAATCAATTGTTTTTATGTCTTTAATGACATTTAATAAATTAATAATGCGATATTTAGTCTATTTAGGACTTGCCGGTGTATTGCTCAGTTTTCCTATCTCATTTGTAGTAAATATCTTTCTTCTTGATGAAGGATATAAAACGTGTGATAAAATTTCGTGGCTATCACCCACTACATATGTAAAAGAATTATCGTTTTGCAATAACAAAAAAGCCCTTAACAAATAATGAAAAGGGCTTTTTAATTCAATGTATTATACGACTTCTATTAATTCATGCCGTATTTTCATTTTTTTAGTTTTGATGCTATCTGATGTTATTTTAATATTCAATAAAATCAAATAGATAATTAAAACGCATACTGTATATTGTTCCAGTGTTTATTGACGTTTTCGTATTTGTGCATCAAACTGTGGGGTACACGGTGGGGTACTCAAAATGATGACTGGTGTATGAACTAACTTTTTTAATTATCTTATAACCAATTGATATTATTTAATTAAGTACTCAAAATGATATGAACTAACTTTTTGGTGCGTTATGGTGGCTTTAAACAAATTAACAGATAGAAAACTCAAAGCTCTTTACGGACAGGAACAGGATAAGCCTATTAAGTTGGCGGACGGTGCAGGGTTGATGATCCGTGTTACCAAAAAAGGCGCTATTAGTTGGATTTTTAAATATAGGATTGGTGGTAGAGAGACGGAGGCTAAAGTAATTACTTTGGGTCGATACCCTGATATGAGTTTAAAAGAAGCTAGAGAACTCCGTGATAAGTGTCGTAACTGGCTGGCATTAGGCAAAGATCCAAAGCTACAACTAAATATAGAAGTTCAATCCTCATTAAAGCCTGTCACTGTGAGAGATGCTTTAGAGTATTGGGTTGAAAATTACGGGAAAGATAACCGAGTTAATATAGTTAGGCATGTGGCTCAATTAGAAAAGCATATTTACCCTTATATTGGTGAAATGGCTTTAAGTGATTGTGAAACCCGCTATTGGTTAAATTGCTTTGATAGAGCACGACAAGAATCACCCGTTGCAACTGGCTATGTATTTCAGATGTGCAAACAAGCTTTAAAATTTTGTAGAGTTAGGCGATATGCTGTTAGTAGTGCTCTTGATGATTTAACTATTCCTGATGTTGGTAAGAAACAAAATAAAAAGGATCGGGTACTTACTGATAAAGAATTAGGGGAATTATGGCAATCACTTAATGAGAATAAACATATTCCTTATTATAAGCATTTAATTAAAATTCTTATTATTTTTGGATGTCGTTCGCATGAAGCTAGATTATCAGAGTGGAAAGAATGGGACTTTGATAATTGGATTTGGACTGTACCAAAGGAACATACAAAAACAAATGAGAAAATTATTCGTCCAATACCTATTTATATAAGAGATTTCATTAAAGAATTATATTCAATAAATAAAAAGACAGGTTATTTATTGGGTGAATTAAAAAAATCTGAGGCAGTTTCTCAATACGGTCGTAAATTATGGGAAAGATTTAATCATTCTGAGCCTTGGACATTACATGATTTAAGGAGGACATTTGCGACAAAGTTAAATGACATGGGAATTCTCCCTCATATTGTAGAGCAATTACTAGGTCATGCTTTGCCAGGAGTAATGGCTATTTATAATCGTAGCCAATATTTACCTGAGAAATTAGATACACTTAACAAATGGTGTGAGCGATTAGATTTATTGTCTGGTAATCATGAGAATGTTATTTTGTTATCCCATGTGAATAAATAGTAAATTGATACAGTGAGACTAGGTAGGCCAACCGAAAAGCAAGAAACCCTACTTGCCTGTCTCACTAAACTTTAGGGCGCTATGGGTGGCGTTCAATGCTGAATATACCAATTCCTGAGTACTGCACTTTAGCCAGAGCATCTGCGCTTTTAGGCTGCGAGATCAGTGATTTAATTCATTTCGGTGAGATCGGAGCTATAACTATTTGTATAAAAGTTCCAAAATCTACTAAAGCGTTAGTACATGTATTTAAGAGAGATGAAGAAACTGTTTATGATATTGAGTCCAGTTGGTGTGCTGGTGGTAGATTATCTGAATTTGTTACTATAGATGACCCATTAGAAAATTTAGAGGCTGACTATGAGCATGAATTTAGAGTTCCTGCATTCATTAGTGGCATATGGGGATTGTTAAAATGTTCTAATTTAGGTGATGTTTATCAAGAAATACCCTGTGAAGAAATGGTGGTTCTAACTGCAACGGATAGACCATTTATAGCAATACTGAATATGCCTGATGAAGAATGGGGAGTTGATGAAATAATAAAAACGGAACCTGAAAATATGTATATATTGGGTTCGGATATTGAAAAACTAATTAATAACTCAGGAAAAAGATTCCCATGTAGATTTAATGAGGCGCAAGACGAATTACCAAGTATAAAGCCAACGGGAGAGATAATATCAAATAATGAAGATTTGTTATCACCAAAAACAATAAGAACACGCGCTCAGTTTATAAAGTCATTGTTATATATTCATTATGGCTATGATGTTGCAGAAAATCCTAGGCGGTTTATGGACAATAATGATAGTGAAATATCAACTGATTTTAGAAATAAAGAAATAACGCCACCATCAGGTAAAACAGTTCAAGACTGGATAAATTTTACTGAGATACCGTTTAAAAACCAAGAATAGCTTTCGGAATTTCCGACAACTTTCCGGAAGATTCAAGCAAGACTCCTTTTTATAGTTAAGAATGCCCTCACGAAAGCACAAATACAGTGAGGGTTATATGCAAAATCAATTTTTAACACCAACACCAGAATTGCGCCGTTCTATTCTTGCCGAGTATGGCGAACAGTATGATCGCCTTATTCGAGAAAAAGAGCGCCAGCGCATCACATCTATTTCACGCACAACAGCTTACACACTCGAAAAAGAAGGACGTTTCCCTGCTCGTAAAGCATTAGGGCGTAATTCTTGTGCATGGCTATTAAGTGATTTATTGCTATGGGTTCGTAACCCGCCAGCCGTGGAAAATATTAATAATCCATATAGCCGTAAAACCAATTAATTAAAACAAGGTAAATCATGAAATTAAAAAACATGGCTAATAGCCGTGGCGGGCTTCTCTACGCCAAAAATCAGGAATGGGTAAATAACCTATTGAAAATATTTCAGAGGACAAATCTGTTTAATTATTCAGCCAATATTAATGAGAAACCACAATGATCGACATTGCAAAATTTAACTCTGCCATTGGCTGGGTTAAGAACTATACAAAAATTTTTAGGGAGTACTTGGTCAAATTGCGAGTAACTAATCGTTACGCACAAAAGAAAAAAGACAGCGTGCAGGCTGTCTTAATTCAACCCAATAATATCGGGTTGGTTCAATATTTCCTATCCTCCATTGGTGGATGGGATTTGATGTGCGTACGTTTAACGTACGGAGTTCAGCCTTTAGGCTCAATGCCGCGAGATTGTAGTTCTTTGCGGAGGACACGCTTAATCCATGTGGCCAGCGATGTATCACCGTCCTTTTTCATCTCAGATTCAAGCTGTTCTCTGAACTCATGTGGCAGTCGCATTTGGTATTGATCGGTTTTTGTTTTATCCCTTGACATTGTAATTACAATCCTCGTATTATTTGAATTATGTAATTACAACGTAATTGCATTTATATTGCAACTGAAAAAGCAAAACCCCGCAGTGCTACCAACACTAACGGGGCTTCTGACCACAATGTTAATCGAGGTAACAATTATGGCTATGTATAAGTCTACCCAAACTCACCCTAAATTCCTATGGCGTTTTTTCTCATGCCAGCAATCTAAATATTTTTCTGTTGAAGCTACCAGTGAGCAAGAAGCCCGTTCTATGCTTCCAGATTCTCCTTGCCTATTCTCTGCTCGTATTCGTAAGGAGGTGGCTCATGGATAAATCAATCGCGCTGTATAACGCAGAGTATAAGTCACAGCAAATTGGTACGTTATTTGAGGTGATTTTTGACTACGTTTGTAAACAGGAAGAAATAGATCACTATCTTTTAGATCTGATAAGCATCGCCTGCGATATGAATCAGCAGATTCATCAATATGCGGCTTCTGCTATGGGGGAAAATCATGCGTAACCCTCAACCTAATGAATTCTACACGCACAAAAACGGTGAGATAGTCAAAGTGCTGTCCATTCAGTTTAATCGTGTGATCTTTATCCGTGATGGATTTGATAGCCCAGTCATTATGGCTATTAACCAATTCACCAAAGAATATACCTACGCAGGGAGAGCTTAATCATGGCTGATATCTATGATTTTATTGTGCGGAGGGATTTTGATTCAATGAGTACAGACGAATTACGCCTCCTGAAAAGTGTATCTTCTGATACTTATCGCGGTCTACTATCTAGTTTAAAGGTAATGGGGGAGTGTGCATTCTGGGCATGTATCAACGAAGAATATTCTAATGAGCAGGCAAAGGACGATTTATTTCGTATTAGTCAGTCATTGATGTATTTACCGCGATTAATTGATGCCATGCGTTTTAATGAGCAAGAAGCGGAATTTAAAATTTATCAACGTGAGGGCTTTCCTTATACGGAGGTAAGCAATGACTAATATTGAGTTGATCCGTGAAGTAAAACGTAATGCGACTAATCATTGGGATAGTTTATTACCTCTATGTGGGGTTAATGTACCTGAACGAGGTAAACATGGCGCATGCCCTGTATGTGGGGGAACTGACCGCTTTCACTTTATTGATGATCACCATAACGGCAATTGGTTTTGTCGCCAATGTGATGAGCCTAACCACGGTGACGGATTAGATTTAATTGCCAAAGTAAAAGGCATCTCTATCTATGAGGCGGCCAAAGAAGTCTCACAAGCTTTGTCATTGCCCTTACCTGAACCAGCCAGAAAGGAGGCTCCAAAATCAGAGTCTCAACCTATAACAGAAAAGGTACAAAAGCTGGTGGCTCAAACGACAGTAGGCAAATCAGCGTACCTGACTCAAAAGGGGCATGAGTGCCCCGTAAAATTACTTGCTGATGGTTCGATGCTGTTAATTATTCAGCGTGGTAGTGAGGTGACAGGGGCGCAAATTATCAAGCCTAATGGTGAAAAGCGTCTGATATCAGGGACAAAGAAAAAGGGGGGTTTTATCCTCTTATCTGAATTACCAGAAACTACCGAGACAGTATTGATTGCCGAAGGGTATGCAACCGCCTTAACAGTGAGTCAACTACATAGTGGTTTGGTGTTGGCTGCGATTGATGAAGGTAATTTATTATCCGTCACTGAATGGGCTAGAAAGCATTATCCCAAGGCAAAGATAATTATAGCCGCGGATAATGATATTAAGATTGGTCAGCCAAATGTGGGTAAAATTTCAGCAGAAAAAGCCGCTAAAACGGTTAATGGTTGGGTAACTTTACCGCCGACAGAAGATAAAGCCGATTGGGATGATTACCGTCAGCAATTTGGGATTGAGAAAGCAAAACAGGCATTTAGCGAGGGAATGTATCAAATGGAAAGCACAGCAAAACAGCATAATAACATTGAACAAATTCATTCATCTCGTAAAACAAAATTACCGTTATCAGTAGGTTCTCAGGGATTTGATTTACAATCTGATTATGTGATTAAGGGCGTTATTCCGGCTAATTCACTATGCAGTATCTACGGAGCCAGCGGATCGTATAAATCCTTTCTGGCTGGCTCATGGGGCTGCCATATATCCACAGGTAAGGCGTGGGCGGGTAAAACGGTGGCGCATGGCTCAGTGATGTATGTCGTCGGTGAGGGCGGTATAGGTGTGCCAAGGCGTGTAAAGGCATGGGAAATTACTAACGGACAGACCGTTGATAATATGTACCTTGTCAATACGCCTGTTTTCCCTGCATCCCCGTCAGAGGTATCAGAAATGGTTATCGCGGCTAAACAGGTAGAGGCTGAAACAGGTAAGCCGGTTCGTCTGATAATTATCGACACACTTGCGCGGTGTTTTGGTGGCGCAGATGAAAACGACTCTAAAGATATGGGGGCATTTATCCGTGGGTGTGATGAGCTTAAAGCCAAAACAGGGGCTACCGTGCTAGTAGTTCATCATTCAGGCAAAGATGAGAGTAAGGGCGCGAGAGGCTCAAGCGCATTTAGGGCGGCACTGGATGCAGAGTATAAAATCAGTCGTGAGGGTAAAGGTGGTGCGCTGATTATTGCCTGTACCAAAATGAAAGATGCGGAAGAACTGGAAACAAAAGCCTATGATCTGAGAGTGGTTGAGTTATTTACCGATGCAGACGGGGAACATATCACGTCACTGTCTTTAGTCGATAAACCGCGAGATCCGCAGAAAAGCGACGAAATAGAATTTATAGCCAACAAAACCGATAACCATGCGGTATTATGGCAGTCTATACGGTCGCGTACTGCCATGAATGAGGCGTGCACCGTAGCCCTTGTCCGTGATGATTTGAAAGCAATGGGGGTTAATGTGAAGCATTTTAGCCGCTGGCTGACGAAATTGGAAAAAGACGGGTTAATAAGAAAAGAAGGGCAGAAATTATTCATCATCAACCAAAGTAAAGATATTGAGTGAAATGGAAAGTGGGGAGTGATGGGTAATGATTTTTATTGATGCCTGTATTTCCCACTTTTTTCCCATATATGCAAAATAAATGGGGAGTTGTAACTGCATTGATTTATAAGGATAAAAAAATACTAATTCCCCACCTTTTTTTGATGTTGAGGAAATAAATGTGGGTAAAGATATGGGGAGGAGTGGTGCTGACTGCGAATACTGAATCAGGAACAAGAGTGATAGCACATGAAGCAGAAAAAAATGGAACGCGTTATTTTTGTCCCGAATGCAATTCAGAAGTAACCCTGAAAAAAGGGCAGGTATTAACTCATCATTTTGCACACAAACCACCAGTAACTTGTTACTACGGTGTGGGTGAGTCAGAAGCACACAGACATGCAAAAGTGTGTATTTATAATGCGTTGCTCCAATGTGAGGATGTTGAACAGGTCGAAATTGAAAAGTCGTTTGATGATGTGCGTGCGGATATATTTGCCGTAATAAAAGGTACTCCTGTAGCGATAGAGATCCAGAAGAGCACTCTTAAGCCGGAAACGATCATCAAACGCACAGAGGCTTATACCCGAAAAGGAATATATATTCTTTGGTTATTACTAGAGGATCAGCGTATTCATGAAGCTAGATTTATACCTAAATGGTGGGAAAAGTGGATACATGCCGCCTATTTTGGAAAAGTGTTTTTCTGGTTTTCAGGGGAATACGTTATGCCCGTTAGTTTTGATACGGCGTACACTTATGTAGAAGCAACAGATTGGGGCGGTGGGTATAATAAGCCACTAAAAAGGTATAAAAAACCTATTTTTTATGACCTTATTAGTATAGTAGAAGATTTTATTCCATCGCGAGGCAAAGCTTGGAATGGTGGTGCATTTAATATACCAGATAGACTTATTTTTATTCAAAAGCGAAACTAATTAAAATATAGAGGTAAACATGAGCATTAAAGAATTTGAATTCGATGAAATGGAAGATGAAATCAACACATTAAAATCTTTAGGAGTACCCGAAGAACATTGTTATCAAGCATTGACTGTCTTGGAACTCAAACGAGTGAGAAAGAGTTTACGTAATTTAGAAGATACCGCTGAGGGGCAATTAACAGCGATTCAGCTACTGGATTAATAAAGTTTTGTAAATTAATTGTTCTGATGCTTTCTTGTGTTTATTGTATGATTTTTAGGGCTTTTTATTAGATTTTTGATGTATATATTGATAAGTGGCACTCAGACGTGAGCCGCCACTTGACCGTTTAATCATTGCTCTTTCTGACAGGCATCTCCAGTTAAACGGTCTTCTTCTTTTTGTGTTGGTTTCACGTCTTAACATTTTATTGTTTACGGAAACCACTTCATGAAAAGACTTCTCGAATTGCGCCAACAAAAGGCAACCCTCACCGAGCAAATGCGCTCATTGCTCACTAAAGCAGAAACCGAAAAGCGTTCTCTCACTGACGATGAAGCCAAAAGTTTTGATGAGTTACGTCATCAGTCGGAATCCCTGAATACTGAAATTGCCCGTTATGAAGCGATGGCAGAGGAAGAACGCAGTCAAACAGGTAAGCACGTATTAGGTGATAACACAGTGAGTAATGATGAATTACGTCATTATGTCCTGACAGGCGAAACGCGTACGTTATCTACTGGGGTTCCGGCTGATGGTGGCTATACCGTTATTCCTGAACTGAATAAGCAGATCATGCAACAATTAACCGATGATTCGGTGATGCGTAAAATCTGTACCATCAAAACCACTCACAGCAACGAATATAAACAATTGGTTTCTGTGGGTGGTGCAAAAGTCAATCACGGTGAAGAAGGTCACGCTCGTACTGAAACTGGCACACCAAAGTTAGAAGAAGTCAGTATCAAATTATTCCCTATCTACGCCTATCCCAAAACCACGCAAGAAATTATTGATTTTAGTGATGTGGATATTCTGAGCTGGTTAAGCTCTGAGATTGGTGACACGTTCGTTGATACTGAAGAAGTCGATCTCGTCACGGGAGATGGTTTGAAAAAAGCAAAAGGTTTTTTAGCTTATCCTCGTGAAGCCAAAGATGACAAAACGCGTGCTTTTGGCAAATTAGAAAAACTGGAAGCAATGACACTGACAGCGGATAGCTTGATTGATTTGAAATTTAAGCTTAGAGCGAAATACCGTAAAAATGCTGTTTGGGTGATGAACTCCAATACTGCCGCTAAAGTGCAGAAACTGAAAAATGGTAATGGGGATTATATCTGGCGTGATCGTTTACAGTCTGGCGATCCTGATACCTTATTAGGCTTATCGGTTCATTACCTCGAAAATATGACCGATGATGTGATTGCATTAGGTGATTTTAAACGCGGTTACTTCATTGTGGATCATGAAACAGGGACACGTACTCGTCCTGACAATATTACAGAACCGGGCTTTATCAAAGTTCACACCGATAAATATTTAGGGGGTGGGCTGGTGGATTCTAACGCGATTAAAGTGTTAGAAGTGAAAGCTGCGGGTTAATAACTCTGGAAGCGTTCCTGTGATCTCAGGAGCGCTCTTTATTGTCAGGAATGTGTTATGAAAAATATTGAGTTAGAAATCCGTACCGCCACGCTGTCAGTCAATGATAAAAAGCTGGTGGGTTATGTCATCAAATGGGGCTTACGTTCTCATGTACTTTGGGATGAGTTTGTTGAGCAGTTTGCCCTAAATGCGTTCAGTAACAGCTTATCAAAGGGAAGTGATGTCAGGGCGTTATACGAACATGATTACACTAACCTATTGGGACGCACGACTTCTGGCACATTACAGCTTACCGAAGATGAAATAGGGTTACGTTTTGAACTCACTCCGCCTGATACGCAACTAGGGCGTGATGTTCTCACCTTGGTTGAACGAGGTGATATTTCAGGCATGAGCTTTGGTTTTCGAACGATTAAAGATCAGTGGGATATTGGTCAAGAGCCGTATATCAGAACCGTATTAGAAGCCGAACTCCATGAAATCACCATCACCAGTTTACCCGCTTATCCTGATAGCGGCGTAGAAATTGCTAAACGCTCCTTAACACTCAGTAAACCGCAAGCGGTAAAAGATTTTGACCGCTGGTTACAATTAGCTGAGGTGGAATAATGTGGCCATTCAAACGTAAAGCCTCCGAATCCCGTAGTCTAAGTATTGATGATTTTCTTTCTCTGGCGGGGATATCTAACACGAACTCAGGGGAACACGTTAGCTCGTCAACAGCGGAGGGCTTACCTGCCGTGATGAATGCGGTGACGGTCATTAGTGAAGCTATTGCCTCCATGCCCTGTTTTCTGTATCGAGTACACAATGATAAAGGGCGAGAATCAAGAGAGTGGTTAAGTGATCATCCTGTTGATTATCTTCTCAATGAAAACCCGAATGACTGTCAGACCGCTTTTCAATTTAAGCGCACGTTAATGCGTCATTGTTTGCTCAATGGTAACGCCTATGCGGTGATTGCGTGGGGCAAAGATGGCCAGCCTAAATCAATACATCCTTACCCCCCTAGTGCGGTAGTGATTAATCGACTTGGAGATCACCGATACAGTTATACCGTGACTGAACCGTATAGCGGTAAGGTGAAAACCTACCTACAAGAAGAAATCTTGCATTTACGTTATGCGACCGATGACGGTTTTTTAGGACGCTCACCCGTTACGATTTGCCGTGAAACATTGGGCTTAGGATTAGCTCAACAACGACACGGTGCGAGTATCATGAAAGACGGTATGATGGCATCTGGCATTATTAAATCGGGTGAATGGCTCGATAGTCTCAAAGGAACTAAGGCATTAGAAGCCCTAGAACGCTACAAAGGGGCACGTAATGCAGGGAAAACCCCCATTCTTGAGGGGGGCATGGAATATGAACAATTAGGCATGAGTAACCAAGATGCGGAGTGGTTAGCTTCAAGGCGTTTTACCATTGAAGATATTGCCCGTATGTTCAACATTAGCCCTATCTTTTTACAAGAGTATTCCAACAGTACCTACAGTAACTTTAGTGAGGCAAGTCGCGCCTTACTGACTATCACTATGCGCCCGTGGTTAGCTAACTTTGAGCAACAAATTAAATCGGCGCTGTTACTCACGTCACCCACACCAAATATTCGTTATCAAGTGGAATTTGATACGGCAGATTTACTCCGCGCTAATCCTACCGAACGTTTCCGCAGTTATGAAACCGCGATTAAGTCAGGGGTTATGTGTCCGAATGAAGCCCGTGAGCGTGAGGGATTGCCACCTCGTGAAGGCGGTGATGAGTTCAGTCAGGCATGGAAACAAGAAATTCAAATTAAATCACCAGCCAGTAAGGAAGAAGCATGAAAGCAGGGCGCATGAATCAACGGGTGACTATTCAACGCTCAAAACTAAAACCAGATGCCCTCAGTGGTAATGAGGTGATGTGGTTTGATATTGCGACAGTCTGGGCAGAGGTAAAAGGCATTCGAGGGCGGGAATATTTCAGTAGTCAACAGACACAAAGTGAAACCACCGTGAGAGTTTGGTTGCGTTATTTTCCTGATGTGACTACCGCGGATCAGTTGATGTTTCACTACGCAGGTACGGACGGCAAGTATTGGGATATTAAAAGTATTGTGGCCGATAAAGCCAAGGGCAGTATGGAAATGATTTGTGTGGGGGCAGAACGTGACGACAACTAAGCCAGAAATTGGTCTTGATGAAGTGAAGTTACATTGCCGTATTGATGGGAGTGATGAAGACAAACTGATTGAGTCTTATATCACGGCAGCATTAGAAGTCTGTCAACAACATATTGGCAAACGATTTGAAGCAGGACTGGACTTTACTCCCGCGATAAAGATTGGCTGTTTAATGTATATCTCATTGCTGTATGAGAACCGAGGTTTTATCAGTGAAGGTGAGATAAAAGAAATCCCGTTTACGATTAAATCATTGTGGTCAGTCTATCGCGATGTGGGAGTGTATTAGATGCCATGGCAACCACTAAAGCGTTGTAGCTATCCAAGCTGTAATAAGCGTGTGAAGTCTGGGCGATGTGATGAACATAAACGAGAGGCTAGACGACAACAGGACAGTCAGCGAGGAACGCGAACCGAACGAGGTTATAGCAATCGATGGGGTCAGTATCGCTTGCAGTATCTTAAGTTAAATCCGTTATGCGTGCATTGCCTCAGAAAAGGGATATATACCCCTGCAACTATTGTTGACCACATTATCCCTATTAATGGTGATAGTGATGTGTTGTTTTGGGTGGATTTTAATCATCAAGCGTTATGCCACAGTTGCCATAATACCAAAACCTTTAAGCATGATCCTCTTACTAAACAAAAGCGTAAAAATGGGGAATATCGAGAGTTAGAGGAAAAGGCGACACGACATAATGGTTGGCGAGATGAGTATAACCGTAATGCGTGAAGATGAAGTAAATCAATTGGTTAAAGGGCTTCTTAAGCACAGTGAACCGTATCGACAACGACAACTAAAAACGCCTACAACGCACACAGCAAGGCGCACAACACAACGCGATAGGGAGCTTATGGAATGTTTCCGAAATCGTTAGAAAATCGCATAGAAGGAGTGGGGGCATCAAAAATGACAAACGCTCTCGTTTCAGGAACCGCGCGCCTCCTCGAATTTTTACGCACGGTAATTTTTTTGAAAATAATTTACTAGGAAATAGAAATAGTTATGGCAAGAGCACCTAAACCCCCTGTTTATCTTAATGAAATAGCCTCTAAAGAGTGGAAAGCAAAAGCCAAAATATTGGCAGAACGTGACGATCTGACGTTAGCCGATTGGAATAATTTAGAATTGTATTGCGTCAATTATGCAATGTACCGTAAAGCGGTTGAGGACTTAGATAACCGAGGATTTAGCATTATCAATAGCCAAGGCAGTGAGAGCCGTAATCCTTCATTGAGTGCCAAGGCTGATGCTGAAAAAATCATGATTAAAATGTCTTCCTTACTGGGGTTCGATCCCGTTTCTCGTCGTAAAAATCCGATTGAAACTGAGGAAGAGGACGAATTAGATCGCCTATGAACGCATGGGAGCAGTACGCAAGCGACATCAAAACAGGCAAAATCCCCGCTTGTCAGCGGTTAAAGCAAGCCGTTGAACGTTACTATAATGACTTAAATAACTCGCTTTACACCTTTGATAATGAGATCGTAGAGCGTTTTATCGGGTTCTCCCGAGTTTGCCCTCATGTCAAAGGGCATCTGCGAGGTAAGCCGATAGAGCTTGAGCCGTGGCAACAATTTGCCTTTGCTAATCTCCTTGGTTTCAAGATGACCTCAACAGGGAGAAGGAAATACCGTAGCGCTTATATTCAGGTTCCCCGCAAAAATGCGAAATCCACCGTTGCGGCAATTCTAGCTAATTGGTTCTTGGTGATGGAAAACGGGCAACAAGATATTTATACCGCCGCAGTGAGCCGAGATCAGGCGCGTATTGTCTTTGATGATGCCCGTCAAATGTGTGTGTTGTCTAAACCACTTAAAAAACGGGTGGTCATACAGCAACATAAAGTTATTAATCCGAAACGTAATAGCTTATTGAAACCTCTTGCCGCTAAAGCCGCGACTATTGAGGGAACCAATCCCAGTTTAGCGATTGTTGATGAATATCACTTACACCCTGATAATGCGGTTTATTCTGCCCTTGAGTTAGGGATGGGGGCACGTCCTGAGGGCATTTTATTTGCGATCACAACGTCAGGCAGCAATGTCATTTCAGCCTGTAAACAACATTATGATTATTGTTGTCAAATCCTCGCCGGTGAAGAACAAAATGAATCGTTATTTGCTTTGATTTATGAACTCGACGACGAAAAAGAAATTGACGATGAAAGGCTGTGGATAAAGGCGAATCCCAATCTTAATGTGTCAGTTGATGGTGATGCTTTATATGACACGATACAAAAGGCACGAGGCATTCCCTCTCAATGGACGGAAATGTTAACTAAACGCTTTAATATCTGGTGTCAGGGTGAGACTCCTTGGATGGGGGAAGGGGCATGGTTAGCGTGTAAAATGGACTATACCGAAACTGATCTACGAGGCTTGGAGTGTTATGCTGGGATGGATCTATCTTCTACGGGGGATATTACCAGTGTCTGCTATACCTTTCCTGTTGATAATGAATTGTTGTTATTGACTCGCCACTATATCCCCGAAGCGCAGTTACAGAACTCGGCCAATAAGAACAGGGCGATTTACCGTCAATGGGTTAAGTCAGGTTGGCTTCGTACCACTCCTGGTGATTGTATTGATTATGATCGCATTCGTGATGATGTGCTTAGAGACAGCCAACAATTTAATATCAAATTGACAGGTTTTGATACATGGAACGCTACCCATTTAAGGACACAGCTACAAGGTGCGGGGTTAGATGTTGAGCCATTCCCTCAAACTTACATGAAGTTTAGCCCTGTGGCGAAATCAGCCGAGGTATTCGTTAATCGTAAAATCATTCGTCACAATGGCGATCCGGTGCTTGCGTGGGCGATGGCTAATGTCGTAATGGAAACGGACGCAAACGCCAATATTAAGCCCAATAAAAAGAAATCAGCCAACAAGATTGACCCTGCAATTGCTTTCCTTATGAGCTTTGGCACATGGCAGATTGAACATGAAGATTTTGCCTTCAACTTAACGGGTGAACAGAAAGCCCTTTTAGACTCTTTTAATGGGGTATAACACATTGATTTTATTTCAATAAATAGACATGTTTTCCAATGGGTAAAAGTACAAAATTGAATCATCTAAAAGGCGTGGTGTAAATCACCATACCTTTGCACTTATTGCGATATCACAACATCTTGATTTTGTTCCAGACGACAAAAAAGTCGCCTGAGTTATTGAGAAAAAATATTTGCTAAATTATCAATAGGTTAGAACACTAAACGTACTTACCTCAATTAGGACGCCCTAATCTCAAGGAGACATGAAGTTATGAAATTGAAGGTTCCTCACTGACTGGCAATACCACAGTGCAAATACGCACTCTGAATAAATATCAATAAGTTATCTACGTTGAGAAATAAGATTACAACAAAGAGATACGGCAAGGTATTGGCAATCAGATTTCAGACGGTCAAATTGACCGTTAGCAATAAAAACAATGTGTTGTAACTTATCACCATTGGTCACTAAAACAATGACCAATGAGCGTTAATCTATTTTTATGACAGAATTAAGTGTTATCAAGCAGTTATAAACATAAACCCACTTTGTGTGGTAATTAATTATAATCAATTAGTTATCCTGATAGTTGAGATGTTGCGACGAATTTCTTCGGAACCTATTGTCTAAAGTGAGGACTTCGAAGTAAGCGATGCAATAAAAAGTGCATCGGTTGAAATGATTAATGGTTTAAAACCTACGTTGTATAAATCACCATTCAGATGATAAAGATGGGAAAAGGTGTAACGGAAATCATCACACCTTTAAAAACAGTCAAACTATAACCTGTATATCGACATACTTCTTAGTACTGTTACCCTTTCCGACCATGCCTATAATTACAAGCGTTAAGACTAGCCTCAATTTTGAGAAGACTGATTTTATTGATAAATATAGACTCAAAAATGAGCAGATTGATTTTATTGGTAAAATTAGACTGCAACCACATTTTAACTTTAATAGAAATCATTATGCTATAAAAAAGGTGCACAGTATGCACAGTTGGTGCACACCGTATTCACCTTTATTTATTGTTAAATATCAATTAATTAAGTTGATGGTGCATAGGGTGCACAGTTGA